ACCTCGTACCTCAATAAGTTTATGGGGAACGATCTCCCGATTGAAGTTCATCCCTTCGTTCCGCCCGGCACGATTATCTTCTGGAGCGATAAGATTCCGTACGAACTTCCCGGCGTTCCGAACATCCTTGAGGCTCATGTTCGCCAGGACTACTACGAGATCCAATGGCCTTTGAAGCGGCGCGCGTACGAATACGGCGTTTACACGGACGAGGTTTTCGTTTGCTACTTCGCCCCTGCGTTCGCGGCCATCTTCAACGTTAAGGCCGGGCATTAAGCCGGGCTTTAAAACCGAATAGCCGGTAACCAAAGCCGGGTGGGGTAACCCGCCCGGCTTTTTTCTTAGGAGGGGCGTCATGCCGGAAACCGAACCATACGCGCCGAACAATATCGATCTTGCATCGGTTGCTGATGTTCGCGAATACATTTCTTCGAAGAACCTTAACGTAACCGGCCCGGATGATAACGTGATTCAACGGTTGATCACCGGCTTTTCGGCGACGGTCGATTCCTTCTGTTCGCGCCACATCATGGCGCAAGAATACACCGAAATCCGGAACGGGCGCGGCGAAGTTGCGCTAACCCTGAAAAACGCCCCGGTTGTTTTGGGCGTATCGCTTACCATCGACACGACGGCGGTCCCGGCATCAACCACCCCGTTAACCGGCGGGTACGTTTTCGACGACCGGATGATCTACCTTCGCGGCGGAACGTACGGCAAGGGTTGGGGATACGGCAACTTCTGCCAGGGAATCCAAAATATCACGATTGTGTATTGGGCCGGTTGGGAAACCATCGGGCAGCAGGTGAATAGCGTAGTTTTTCCGCTTGGGGTTAACCCCGCGCCGGAACCGGAAGATCTCCACCAGGCGGCAATCGAAACCGTTGTTTTAACTTTGCGCCAGCGCCCGCAGCTTGGACAATCTTCAACCGGGATCGGCCCAGAGAAGCTTACCTACTACACGAAGTGGATGACCGATGCTTCGAAGGCAACGCTTGGCCGTTACGTTAATCACGCCTATCCAATCACGTAAGGCGCGGCTTATCAAACGAGGTTTTGCTGGTTATTATTGAGAAACCAGGAGGATTCTATGGATTTCGTAAGCTATATTTTGATGGGCGTTGCCGCGATCATGGGCGGCGCTGCGGTTGCGGCCTATTTCAAGGTTGCCGTCGTCAACAAGAGCGCGAAGGTTGTCGCATCCGGGGCAGAAGCCGCCGGAAAGGAAGCTTTCACCATTGGCGAAGACCTGATTTCCGATATCGAAAAGTTAAAGGCGGCCCATGCCGCCAAGGCGGCGAAGGTTAAAGCCGCTCCGGCAAAGCCGGTTTCCGAAACCGCAGCGCATACGGCGGCGCTTGAAAAACACGCGCCCGCCATTGCCGCGCATACCGAAGCGTTGAAGGCACATACGGCGGCGTTGGAAAAAAGCCACGCCGCTTCCGCCCCGGCGGCACCTGCGCCTGCGGTTGAAGTAAACGGCGCGCGGGTTAGCTAATGGACGGGATCGAAGGAAAGCTGATCGGCGGGCGCGAATTAGTTGCGCGATTCGAGCGTTATACACCTCGGGTTCGCGACAACGTTCGCGCGGCTATTCAGCGGATGCAGATTACCTTGCAACGAACGATCAAGGTCAATTACTTGCAAGGTTCTCCGCTTCATATTCGAAGCGGGCTGTTATCCAATTCGATAGCGGTACGTCCGCTCGAGGAATCCGATACCCAAATTCGCGGGCCGGTTGGAACGAACACGGTTTATGGGCCGATTCACGAATTTGGCGGAACGATTACCCCGAAGACGGCGCAATTCCTTACGATCCCGCTTGAAGCCGCATTAACCGCTGCGAAGGTGTTACGGTTCACCGCGCGGCAAATCATAAGTTCGCCGGAATCCGGCGGCTACACGGGAACGTTCTTCCGGAAGGGCGTTCTTTTCGGAACCGAAGCGGGCGGCGGCATAACGCCCCTGTTCGCGTTGAAAAGTAGCGTATCGATCCCGGCGCGCCCGTTTATGCATCCGGCGTTGACGGCGGTTAAACCGGAATACGATACGGCGCTAACCCAGGCGCTAGAGAAGGCGAAAGCGGAGGCCGGATTCAAATGAGCTTGATTGAAAAAGACGGGATAAATCTCCCGATGAACTTCAACCGGATCACGGAACGGTTATTCGTTGGCGGACGCCCGCGCGAATTTGCCGATCTAACCAAGCTTCACCAAGCCGGGATAACCGATATCCTTGACGTTTGCGACGTCGATGATTCGTTGCTCTTGCCGAAGGGCGTTGATTGGCGCGGGTTGGGGTTCGAATACCTTTGGAACGACGGCGGCCCGGATAACGGCGCGCCGAAACCGGCGGCATGGTTCCAAGCATCGATCCGATTCGCGTTCGCGGCGCTAACCCGCCCGAAGCGAATCCTTTACGTTCATTGCTTCAACGGAATCAATCGCGGCCCATCGAGCGCATACGCGATCCTTCGCGCCCTTGGCTGGCCTTCGCTAGAAGCCAAGGCGCAGCTTCGCTTATTGCGCCCGCTGATGGACGTTGCGGGCGGCGGCATCGGATACGCGAACGACGCCGATAAGGCCATCGAGGTGGGTTGGTAATGGCGCTGGGGCGAGAAGCGATCTATTCGGCGCTTTACAACTTGCTATCCGGCAAGTTACTTGCGCCCGCCGGGCCGTTCGTTACGGTATCACGGCGGCTTCAGGATGCCGCGTCGCTTACCGATTCGGCGCAACCGGCCTTGTTCCTTAACGAAATCGGAGAACGGTACGAAGACCCGCTTTTGGGCGGGCCGCCGAAGGTAACGTTGCTGGCGCAATTATTCATTTACGCGATGTGCGATTATCAAAGCGATACCCCGGCAACGGATATCAACAACTTGATGGATTCCATCGAGGACGCAATGACGCCGCTTCCGGCGTTGGGCGTGCTTACCTTGGGCGACCTTGTTCAGCACGCTTGGATCGAAGGGCGAATCACGGACTATGTAACTATGGCGCAAGGGCGGCAATCGGTATCGGTTATCGAGGTCGCTATGTTGGCCACGCATTAAGGAGAAAGAATAATGGCTGATTCACGTGGATTTGTTTTCGGGCCGGGTACGGCTTTTCTAACGCTGGGAACCTATACGGACGGCACCTCACCCGCCGTATCGTACCCGCGCAAGATTGACGTTCTGCAGGAGATTAGCGTTGATTTCGATCTTTCGATCAAGCGTTTGTTCGGCCAGAACATCTATCCGGAAGCCATCGGCATCGGGGAAGGTAAGGTTACCGGCAAGGTAAAGAATGCCCGTTTCTATGCCGGGTTGATCAACGACGGCGTTTTCGGGCTTTCCGGCGTTGGCGGCGGCGGTATTACTTCCGGGCGGCAATTTATTGCCGATCCGCCCGAAAGCCACACCACGATGGGCGCTGCGCCAACGAACGGAACGCTTACTTCAACGTCGGCGGGCGCGCTTGGAGCGACGACCTATTACGTTGAATGCACCTGGGTTAACGCTTACGGCGACGAAACTCCGGCATCATCGGAAACGAACCTGGCCTGCTTGGCGAACCTTGTTCTGAACGTTGCCGCCCCGGCTACGCCGCCTGCTTGGGCGGTTGGTTGGAACGTTTACGTTTCGAATACGGCGGGCGGCGGTTCGGGCGCGGAAACCCGCCAGAACGGTTCGACGCCTATCGGCCTAACCACGGCATGGGTTGAACCGACAAGCGGCCTTGTTGCGGGCGTGGCGCTTCCTTCGGGAACCAACGCGAATCAGTTCAAGGTTGCGAACGCGGCCCTGACGCCGTTGGCCGATCTTGGCTTGGCGTATGGTTCGAGCGGATTGTTCTTGACCCCGGTTGCTTCTAGCCCGGCGCAAGGCCAGTACGTTTTCAACAAGACGACCGGCGTTGTTACCTTGAACGCTTCCGATCAGGGCGTTATCGTTCTTCAAGCGTATAGCTATACGGTAACGAGCGGCTATACCGAAACGATCATCCAGCAGGTTCAAGGCCAGGTTGGTATTTACGCCCTTCAATACCAGGGGCGTTACGCCAGCCGCCGGATCGGGTTGCGGCTTCCGAACGTTGTTTCGAGCAAGTTCAACTTGCCAACGAAACAGCAGGATTTCGTTCTTGGCGAAATCAATTTCGAAGCATTTGCCGATCCTTCGGGGAACGTTGGGTATCTATACCTAGCGGAATAGGTTTCCTGCTCGCGCGCCGGTTTTTCTTGGGTTTACCCGGCGTACGATACAAGGCCGGGGCGACTACCTCCATCGCCCCGGCCTTTCCTTTCGTCATGCCGCCGGGCGCGTTTCGGTTTCGGGTTGAAGCCGCAAAGCCGCAATCGTTTCTTCGATTGTAGCACCCCGCGCGCGGGCGGTATCGATCCAATAAAAAAGTTCGGCCATGTCGGCCTGCCAGATACCGTCCGCGTTTTCGCGGTAAATCGCCGTATATCCGGCGAGGTCTCCGCCGTGTTCGCGCACCCATTGGCGCTGGGCTTTAACGTATCCTAGCGCGCGATCTTTGCCTTTCGTTCTCATTGGTTTGCTCCTTCCCGCTTCATTTCGTTGTCGCGATCAATCGCTTCGGCGGCGATATTGTTGATTTTCGGGTTGTTGAAACAAGATAAGTCCATGATTTCGGCCAGCGCCCGGCGTAGGGCGGCGATACGTTCTTGTTCCTTCATTAGCCCTGCTCCGCGATGCGTTCGTAAACGATGCTTGCCTTAACGGTGGCGCGATGGAAGCGCCGGTCGTTCTGCCATTGTTCGCGAATGGCCGCGCCGGTTAGCCGCTTCGCCGGGTGATCCCAGATATGATGGGCCGCGCCCGCGTCTTTGATTTGGCGAACCCGGAAGCATCCGGGGCGCGTATCCTTGGTAACGTAAACGTGGCAAAGAACCCGGCGGTTATCGATGTTCAGAACCGCGTTGAAATCAACCGCCGGGCCGTTGAAGATCGGAATATGCTTCTGCAAGTTACTTCCCCTCCTGGATAGTCAAAGAATAAACCTATCGTTGGGTTATTGCAATAACCTGAAGCGCCTATTTGGGAAAAAAAATCGCGGCGTAGAATTAAAGGCGTGAAACCTAATGCCGTATCGATACCGAATCCGTCTTTCAAGGGAAAACCGTTGATTCAGCAACCGCCGATGCCGAACGTTCAGCCCGCCGTACCCCAATCGGGAAGCGGGGAACCGTTCGCGTATCCGGTAGGACGCCGATTCCCAACCGGAACCGAAAACGACGGATCGCATGATGCGCGCGAACAAAATACCTTCGGAGGGAAGCGATGAGTTGGGAAAATCGGGTAACTTTAGGCGACGGTAAGACGTTGACGGTTGCGGGCGTTGGTAACGTAATCGTGCCGGAATTGGCCTTCGGGCAAATCCGGAAGCTTCAAAAAGACGGCACGATGGCGCGCCTTGCGAACAATGATCTAAGCGAAGATGAACGCCTAGACGCGATGTATGACATCGTTTTACTGGCGGTAAAACGGCATTACCCGGACGCAACCAAGGAAGACCTCGAATCGGGGTTTACCTTGGCGCAACTTCAAGACGCCGTTGCGATGGCGGTTAAGCTGGAGGTTCGAAAGCCGGGCGACCCTATGGTGGCCGCCTAAGCGGCGGCAAGCGGGCGGATTGGGACGATATCTACGGGCTGATTATTACGGCGACGGGATGGACCTGGGATTACATCGACGAACACGTAACGATGTCGCGGTATGAATCCCTTATCAAGTACTGGGAAAAGAAGCCGCCGGTTCATCTATTGGTTAAGGCGTATCTAATGCCCGAAGACCCCGATCAACCGACCTGGGAAACCGAAGATATCGAAGATTTGTTCGCGCGCTTCGCGGCGGCGAACCGGGGCGAATGATGATCGGAAAGCATACCAAACACGATCCGAATAGCTGCCCGATATGCCAAGCGCGCAACGCCGACAAGGCGCGTCGGGAAGCGTTAATCGACGTTCAGGCGCAGGCGTTCGCAACGCGGGCGCAACTTTGGAATCTATACGTTCGACGTTGGATTGCGGAACGTATGGTGAATTTCGGCGTTTGGCTTTTGGATAAAGCGGCGGTTTTAGCCGCCGGGCGGCCCGGAGAATAAATGCCGGATTCAGATCTTCAAGTTGCCTTAACCGCTTCGTTCTCGAACCTTCAAGCCGGGATGGAGCAAGCCAGCCGGTCGGTTGAAGAATCGTCCGGGCGGATTTCGACGTCGCTTAATAGCATGAGCGCGCGTTCGCGCGAAGCGTTCAATGCCGTTAAGGAAGGCGCAATTTCTTTGCCCGCGCCAATCGAACGGGTTAACGAAGCCGTTCATAGCCTTGAGCTAACCTTCAAGGAGTTCGGCAAGCTTGCCATTGTTGGGCTGATTCTTGAAGTTGTTAACAAATTTCGCGAATTAGCCAGCGAATCCATCGAATCCGGCGTTGCCCTCGAACACATGGCCCAACGAACCGGCATTTCGGTTGATTCGTTGGCGTCGCTGCAGAAGGTTGCCGGGTTGGCCGGGGTTGGAATGGAAGGCTTCGAGCGTTCAATGCGCCAGCTTTCCGTTAAGCTTGTTCAAGCGCGCGAAGGAAGTTCTTCGGCCCAGCAAGCCTTCGCCCGGCTTCACCTAACCGTTGGGGAACTATCCGGCCTTAGCGCCGATCAGGTTTTCTTACGGGTTGCCGATGCCACCGCCAAGATGAAAGACGGTATGGAT